AACTGGTATGACTTCTGTTGCAGCGAGTGGGGCGTTAAGTGGGATATTGAGCTTTCAAACGAAAATATTGATGTAGAGGAAGATACTATTTATATGAACTTCTCTACTGCTTGGGGACCTCCTGCTGGTATTTATTATGCTATTCAAAAGGAGTTTCCTGAGCTAGAAATCTCTTGGTTCTACGATGAACCTGGTATGCAATTTGCTGGATATCTAAACAATGAATGATGATCTAGACTTTGCACGCGGCATTGTACATGACGCACTGAGCTACATGCACGAACAAATGGCATACCGAGACAATGCTTCATCTTCTATTATCAAGGCCATGGCGCAGCTAGGTAAGCCGTTCAATGATTCATTGGCTGCTGGCTTGCTAAGTATTGGTAATGTCCATGCTCCTATCAAGCAAGCGTGTAGACTCTGGAACAATGAACATTGGTTTACAGAAATGTCTATGATGTATCTTGATGAACGTAGGATTCCTGGCTTTGGCTCATCTTGGTACAAGGAAGAACCTGATCCGGTAGTCGAACAGTTCTTTAGCTCTGTGCCAGCTGAGTATGGAGAACAACTTGAGCAGATGCATGAAATGGTAGAACAGATTAAGATTATTACTGATCATAGTCTATACCCTAATGCGGCATTAGCTACCGCGCTTGCATGTGACTGTCTTGAATTCTCTCCTGAGATTGGTATTTTCCATGTTATTCAGGGTAGGATGTACGCGTGGCTTGACATCTACCAGAAGAATTATGTAGACTACGGTCTGTGAATGTAGCCTCCATAGCTCAGTTGGTAGAGCATCGGACTTTTAATCCGCTGGTCGCTGGTTCGAGTCCAGCTGGGGGCATTAAGCACCGATAAGCTGCGTTGGCATGTAGCGGGTGACTTATAATCGCCGTCATTTATCGCAGGTTCGAATCCTGCTCGGTGCATTAGAAAGGAGATTCACATGGCAGGACGCACAAGCGTTGGAAGCAAAGACATGGTTCGGGGTCTTAAGCCCGGACGCCCTCGTCGTAGTAAGAAGAATAAGGGTAACAAGCCTGCGCGTACTTCTCGATCCGGTAATGGTAAGAGAATTCGATAGCATCTTGCTCCGGTAGCTCAGCTGGATAGAGCAGCTGACTTCTAATCAGCAGGTCGTAGGTTCAAGTCCTACTCGGAGTGCTGTTGGGATCGTAGCCCAATCGGCAGAGGCAATGGACTTAAAATCCATCAAGTGTGGGTTCGAATCCCACCGATCCTATTGGAGATTATTATGTCAAATTTACTTTATCTTTACGAATTAAAGAAGAATCTTGAACAATCTTTGACTACCATTAACCGAGCTATTGAAGCACAGACTACACCATCTGGGTATACTGGTCCTCAAGGGTTTCAAAACGTAGACACTAACGGTAATTATTGCAGAGAAGATTTCACTAAGGATGAAACACCTCATTACGATTGTTAAGCTATGAACAAAGATTACTTTACTTTAGAAACTTGGTTTATTGAAGACAATACTGGCATCGTTGTCTGGGAGATTCCGTTATCTAATCTTCCCGAAGGTATGACACCTGAGCAATTTGCTGAAGAATGCAGAATGGGAAACCTTTCTCCTGATCAATTTGCAGACAGCGAATATTTTGAACACACCGACTGTCATTTAAACAGTATCGGTTACTCAGACATTGAACTTTGTGATTGGGAATCCGATCTAGAAGATGACGTAGATCCCAACGCATATGGAAAGACAAATGAATAATTGGGAGAAGTATAGAGCCAACGCTTCCAAGGCTGCGCGTGGTGGAAACTACCGAGCATGGAGCGGCGGCAAGGGAGATATTGACAGGTCGTCACATACTCCCTCATATAAACTTGGAGTAGAACTTATTCGCATTGCCGAAGAATATGGCAAGGACTCCAAGGAATACCGCAAGGCAGAGAAGGAGTGGCGTAACTCCTTCAAGCGTAAGTAGTAACTGAGATTCACTATCACTATTATCTAGGACCAACGTATGTTCACTGTATCTAAGTCACAACCTATTGTAGCTCAATGCAACCACGGCATTGTCAACTCCCCCGCCCATGTTCTTACGTATCGTACTGATACCATGGAGCCACTGGGAGTTGTCAGCAATGGTTATGAAATCCTTCAACCAGACGAGGCTTATGATCTCGTTGCTGCAACCACTGGCTCTGACAAGGTAGAGACCAAGTGGGATGGTAAGAAGATGATCATCCAAGCTCCCATCAACCGGGCTTTGCTTCCCGGTGATGACGAGGTTGTAACCAACTTTGCTGTTATCAACTCTTTCGATGGCACCAGCTCCATCTATGGTCTTGGTATCAGCTTCCGTCTGTTCTGTCAGAACCAGCTCAACACAGCTTTCCGGCAGAGCAAGGCTAACGGCACATCCAACCGCATCCGACACAACGGAGACTTTGATTACAAGCTCTCCCAGTTCAAGGAAGCGTGTGCTGCCATTGGTAATGGCCAGCGCGACTTCATGAAGGATGTCCATACCCTGGTCAGCACCAAGGTAACGCAGACAAAGATCGAAGAGCTTTGGAAGAAGGTTGTCCCTCATATCATGACATTTGGTAAGAAGGATAGTCAGAACGAAGCCAAGATTAGCTCCTTTATTCAGTATGCTACTCGTACCTACGAGGCAGAGCGAGAGATGGGAGCGCCTGATTCTCTCTGGTTGGCTGCAAACGCTGTTACCAAGTATATCCAGCACAACATTGCTGGTCGGGGTCGTAAGCCCGACATGGACCGCCGCTTTGTAGATTGTGCTATCGGTGGCCGGGCAATGACCTCCGCTAAGGTCATGAGAGCTGCCCTTGAAATGGTCTGATAACTTAGATACAGGGCGTTAACGCCTGAGTCTAAGAGAGAACACCTATTCAGCTAGCTCAAAGGAGACTTATGGATAAATGGAATGCCCTCGATGATGAGGCTAGAAAGAAACGATACACTTATCAGCATCATCTAGAAGAAACTCTATCTGAACAATCCTTAAATAAGTACTGGAAGGGTTATACTAACTGTAAGACTTCTTGTGCTGCTGAGCAAGATCTCATCCAAGAATTCATTGTCAAGTGTACTAAATCATTTGATATGGTCAAGGAAGAGATAGACAAGGATGGGCGGATGCGCGAATGGGCGCCCGCCCTGTTCCTTGTCCCTTCTGATGTCTTAGCTGCCATTGTGATCTCCCAACTCGTTGAAGATCTCGTAGATGGTAAGGATATTAGAAAGAAGATTTATGCTAATGGTGTAGATAACTTTTATTCTATTGCTTATCGTATAGGCAAAGAAACTAAGTTAATTGCTTCGTTTAGGTATGCCAAGTTAAATAATTCTGATGACTATCAATACGTCAATAAATACATTAAACGATGGGATCGCAAAAGATTCCACAGGTTTACCAAACGATGCGATGCATTGCAATCTTGGTCTAAGCGTCAAACGCTTTACCTAGGTACTTGTTTGCTTAATGTTGCAAAAGCACACAAGGTAGTCAATGTAGAAAAGAAGCAATACAAGCAAGGTACAAAGACTCGTAGCTACAATGAGATCAGCATTGATCCTAATATCATGCTTGAACTTATTCGTAGGCACGACTACTACCAGTTCTTAAGATTGCTTTACAGACCAATGTTGGTTCCTCCTGTACCACATACACCAGATATCCCTGGCGGATGTCTTATGATGGACAGAAGAAAGCCAACCGTTGGTGGAATCAGCAAAGCTAGTCAAGAATGTTTAGATGCTATAAACACACTTCAATGTACTGAATGGTCTATTAATGAACAAGTACTAGAAGTAATGGATACCATCTATCGACGAAACTCTGCTGAATGCAACATGCCTGCATACAATTTCGAAGAGTTCACATTTCTTCGACCTTATCCTGAGGACGGGACAACCGAGGAGAAGTTGTCATGGAAACATGATAAGGAAGACCAGTATGCTAAATGGTACAAAGAAGTTCAAAAGAGAGCGCAAATGGAAATTAGACTTTCCTTAGCTAAGAAGCTAGTTAAGACTTCTTTCTTTTATCACTCCTATACAATGGACTTCCGTGGTAGAGCGTATACAGTTACTGAGATGCTTAGTCCTCAGAGCGGTGACTTTGATCGAGGATTGATCAAGTTTGCCACGCCCTGCAAGGTAACTAAGGAAGGTATGTACTGGCTTATGGTTCATGTAGCAAATACCTTTGATGGCGTAGACTTTGGTAATGGTCCCGCAAATGACAAGGTCTCATTCGACGACCGTGTCCGATGGGTCAAGGCTAATCTACAAGATATCAAAGACATCGCTGCAGATCCTTACACATATACTATGTGGATGGATAATGAAACTATTAAGAAGAACCCAAGCTTCCAACGATTAGCTGCTGCTATTGACTTAGCAGAAGCATTGGAAACTGGATACTCCAGCGTACCTGTTCAGTTAGACGGATCTTGTAACGGTAGCCAGCATTGGTCTGCTATCATGAGAGACGCTGACTTAGCAGCAAAGGTAAATGTATCGCCTACCATTGTACCTGGCGATCTGTATCAGATGGTAGCAGACGTTGCCACTGATATCTGCAAAGAGGGTGAGACCAAGTGGCGTGAAATTTTCTATGAGTATTGGGAACAAAACATTCCTCGAAAAGTTGTAAAGAGATCTACCATGTGTGATGCATACGGTATTACCGATCATGGCATTCGTAGATACTGTCGAGAAGAGGGACACTTAGAATGGATTGAGGATAATTCCCAAAAGACCCAAGCCGTAAACGAACTAGCCGTTGTTATCCGCAACGCACTAGACGGCGCTTTACAGTCTGCAAACAAAGGTAAGATCTTCCTGCAAGATCTCACAGAACTTTGTGCAGCTCATGGAAAACACGCCTCTTGGATCACCCCAACTGGATTCCGTGTTGTCAACAGATACACACAAGAACGAGTCAAGGTATTAGATACGCACATGTATCGTAACTCTAGGCTCCAACTTAGTATTGTAGAAGACACAAAGAACCCAGCCCCCAACTTAGCGGTTCAAGCTGTACCTCCTAATTACATTCACAGCATTGATGCTGCTCATATGATGAAGACAATCAATAGAATGGCTGAGGAAGGAATCCCAAGCTATTCTATGATTCATGATTCATTTGGTTGTCACTGTTCATTCATACCTATTATGAGAGACGCACTAGTAGAAACATTTTATGAAATACACAAAGAACCACTCCTTGAGAAATTCAAACAAGACATCGAGGATGTCGTCGGGCCTATCGGCAGGAAACTTCCCGAACAGGGAGACTTCGACATCGCATCTGTCAGAGACGCCGAGTATCTATTCGGTTGATCCTACTACACTACAGGTTGTATGTGTGGACTGGATTGATGCTGTATGCAGTGGAAGCTCTAGTTGGCAAACCTTTGAGGAAATTGAAGAGGCTGTAGAGAACGGTCCTTCAAGAGTACGCACAGTAGGTATGCTCATCAAAGCAACTCCTGAATACGTAGCTCTTTGCGATACCTTGATGCTTGACGGTGACTCAGGTGGTTACGTTCATATCATTCCACGTGGTATGATTCAATCACTAAGGACATTACAATGGCCAAGTCAGTAAACTTTAAGATTTCATCGGAAGGTGACTGCGAGCGAGTCTCTAAGGTATTTATTGAGTGGCTAAGAATCAAAAGCCCAGAGTTAAAGAAGGAGCAACATGTAGAAGCTCCGTCCGCTATCTGGGCGCAGCTGTTTTCAGAGATCTATGCAGATGAGATTGCCAATAATAATCTCACTGATGAAGCAGAGAATAATATTATTCAAATAAACTTCTACGTAGATTCAATCTCAAATAAACCAGATTTATCAAAGCTAAGCAATGAGGAGCTTATGGAGCTTCTAGAGGAGTTTCTAGAAGACTTCGATGAAGAAGAGGATAATGAGTAGAACACTAAGTAATGTACGTAAATTTATTAAGGGTGAGTTCTCTGGCACTCGTCTTGAAATTATGAATACTAAGCCAGCAACCAAGCTACCTGATGGTACTCCTATTGTAACTTATGATTACAACACGGATAAACTTACTACCACTCAAGTTTTACATCAGCTAGGTCAGATTGATGTTCATGCCCCTCAAGTCTTTGATCTTCTTAACGAAGATGATAAGGTTGTCTATAGGTATGAAGGTCCGTCAATAGCCCAAGAGTGGAAGCTGCTTGCTAATGGGCAGCGTCCATTCTATAGAAACATGGGGCGAGCATGAGTAATGTATTAGTAATTGGAGATACGCATTGTCCAGCAATGCTTGATGCGTATCCAGACTTCCTAGCTTCAATCTATGAAGCCTGGGATTGTAATCATGTAGTACACATTGGTGACCTTGTGGACTTTCATGGTATCAGTTTCCATACCAAAGAGTTTGGAATTCCTGATATTGAACGAGAGATTCAAGAGGCACGGGAGCAGGTGCAAACTCTCTGTGAGTTGTTTCCTGATGTAGATTATCTTACTGGTAATCACTCTGCTCTTCCAGTTCGACAAGCACAAGAAGCGGGGCTTCCTCCTTCTATGGTCTTGTCACTAGCAGAGATCTTAGATTTACCAGATACTTGGAATGTGCTGCCTAGATATACTGATCTTATTATTGATGATGTAATCTATCGTCATGGTGATAAGGGTCGAAGCAACCAAACAAACGCAGCATTCCTTAATGCACAGAATGAATTCATGTCTGTTGTACAAGGACACATGCATTCCCAAGGTGGAGTTCTCTATGGTGCAAATCAATCAAAGAGATACTTCGGTATGCAGGTAGGGTGTGGAACTGACCCACGTTCTCCCTATCTAAATTACAGCAAGATCTACAGCAAGCGTCCTATGCTAGGATGCGGTGTTGTACTAGATGGTGAAAGAGCTATCTTCGAGCCTTTATTCCTCGAAGAGTGGCGTTGAATTATATTGGGAATGGTTCCCATAGCCAAGTTAAGTGTTAACAGAAAGGACAGACACAATGGCAAATCGTAACAATGAACTCTATTCTCCGGTCGTTGAGGTTGCATGGGCAAACCTTCGTAAGCCTGATGAGTTCCGTGGTAGCAAGAAGCATGACATTCAGGTTGTTGTCAACGATGATTTCAAGAAGCAGCTTGATTCTTTCAACATGCCTCTCAACGGTACTTACACCGGCAAGGAGAGCGGTGATACCATCGTCAAGGTTAAGACGACTGAGTTCACCAAGCAGAACAAGGATCAGTACGGTCGCATCGTCGATTCACGCGGCGTGAAGACCGACTACTTCCCCGCGAAGGGCGACAAGGTTCGCCTTAAGATCTGGGCACGTGAGTGGGAAGGCAAGATGAGCCTGTTCCTTAGCGGTGTGCAGGTCATCGAGGCCAACAACTCCAGCAGCAGTGGCTGGGAAGCCCACGACGATGGTTTCGTGGCAGAAGAGTCATCAGCTCCGGTAGTAGACAGCGAGACTACTCCCGATGTTAGCGATGACGATATCCCGTTCTGATGACGTTATTGTATGAAGCTACGTTTCCAATCAACCCCGTAGCAGCCAGCCGACCTAGAGTAACTACCAAAGGTCACTCGTATTACGCTGGTCCATACAAGAACTTTCGGAAAGATATTCAACCCCTCATTGAGGAGCTGGCCAAGGGCTTCGTGCCCTTGGTCGGCCCTCTTTCGGTGGATGTAGATATCTGGGTACAACGTCCTAAGTCTACTAAGTTGCTATCTCCCCGAGCCGATATTGATAATTATTTAAAGGCTATCTTTGATTCATTCAATGGAATCTTATGGGAAGATGACTCGCAAATCACAATCGTACATGCTATGAAAGCATGGACTGAAAGCAACGAAGTAGAGGGTTCATTCGACATCCGTATAGAAAAAGACTGGAACTTCGATGAGTGAAGACAGTTATGTTATTGCTAGAGAGCAATGTCCCAAGTGTGCATCTCAAGGCCACGATAACTCCGAGGACAACCTAGCAAAGTACAGCGATGGTCATGCATACTGTTATAGATGCAAGTATTATATGAAAGGTGATATGATTTCAACACCACGACAACCTATCGGCGATTGGAAGCCTTTGTACGGAGACTACTCCGATCTCCCAGACCGTCGTCTAAATGAAGAAACACTGCGGAAGTTTGGCTACCAACAGATTAACCATCCTGAGAAAGGATGCATCCACATTGCCAACTTCTATTCCAACGGTACTCTTGTAGCACAAAAGTATCGCGGTCCTGACAAGCAGTTCAGGTGGCGAGGCGAAGCTCGTAGTGCTGGCTTGTTTGGTCAGCATTTGTTCGATGGCAGTAACAGTCGTCGATTGGTTATCACTGAAGGTGAGATCGACGCTATGTCGGTTTACCAAGTCAACGGTGGCTGGCCTGTTGTATCACTCAATGGTGGTACTGGTAATGCAGAGAACAATATCAAGGATAACCTAGAGTGGATCTCTAAGTTCCCAGAAGTTGTTCTTATGTTTGACAGCGACGATGCAGGTCGAGAGGCAGCCGTTAAGTGTGCTCAGCTTCTACCGCCTGGTCGTACTAAGATTGCATCACTTCCTAGAAAGGATGCTAATGAAATGCTCCTTTCAATGGATGGCAAGGGAATTGTCAATGCAATCTTCCAAGCCAAGCTCTATAGCCCAGATGAGATCTTACATGTCAAGGATATTGCAGATTCAGATAATGAAGACATGCAAGTCTATGCCTATCCTTGGGACAAGCTTAGCGAGTTCCTTCTAGGCCAACGCAGCGGTGAGGTTAATCTGTGGTGCTCGGGTACTGGTTCAGGTAAGTCAACAATCCTACGTGAGATTGCCCACCATCATCTTGAAGAAGGTCGATCGGTAGGTATGATCATGCTAGAAGAATCTCCTGAAGAAACCAGAGATGACATGATCTCCTTGCTTATCAACAAGCCGGTTAGAGCAATTCGTGCTAATCGTATTATGAATGATCTTCGTAAGAAGATGGGCAAGGATCCTATTAACATTGAGTTTTTTGATGATATGGATCATGAGGAATACTCAGCAGCAAGAGAGCATCTTGAGTCTACCAACCTGTACATCTATGACCATCTTGGTAACAGCGCAATGCAAAATATCATGGCTCGTATGGAGTACATGGCTATTTCATTGGGCGTAGATGTTATCATTCTTGACCACATTACTGCACTGGCTGCGGGATTGATGGGACAAGACAGTGACGAGAATCAGAGCGAGCGCATCCTGATTGATACTGTTATGAAGCAGCTTCGATCTTTGTCCGTTCGAACTGGTGTACATGTTGATATCGTGTCTCAGCTTAAGAAGACGGATAAAGCTTTTGAGGAAGGTACTAGAATTACCTTGCAGGATCTTCGTGGTTCTGGTAGCTTAGCGTCTGTGCCAAATACCATCATTGCACTTGAGCGAGATCGTCAAGCAACGTGTGAGTATGAAGCGAATACGACTGTCGTCAGAGTTCTAAAGAATAGACTCACTGGTCGAGCAGGCGTAGCGTCTTGTTTATATTATGACCGTAAGAAGGGTAGGCTCCAAGAGGTGCCTTTCCAAATCTCTGAAGGTCATGTCGTTTTAGATCCTAATAGTAAGTAGGAGAGCAGATCCCGTGCGACTGGTATTCGACATCGAGGCTGATAACCTGTACTGGAATGTCACGGAAGTATACTGTATTGTAGCTCACGATATTGATACGCGCCAAACATGGAAGTTTACACCTGAAAATATCAAAGAGGGTGTTAGATTTATCATGTCAGCGGATACCCTCATCGGACATAACATAGTTACTTTCGATATTCCCGTTTTAGAAAAACTATTCAACGTGGAGTACAAGGGCAAGGTACTAGATACGCTCGTCGTTTCTAGGCTTATGTATCCTGATGTAAGACAGCATCCATTTGGAGGCAATGGTCTTAAGCAGTGGGGTCAACACCTAGGTAACTATAAGATTGAGTTCAATGATTGGTCGCATTATACAGAGGAAATGCTTGAATACTGTGTCCAAGATGTGTTACTGAACTACGATATTCTTCAAGCTCAAAAAGACTTTATCAAGGAATATGAGAAGGTTGTAAAGTTTGAGATCTTAGTTGCTCAGATTTGTTTCAAACAACAACTGCATGGGTTTGGCTACGATCTTAGTAAAGGCATCGACCTTGAACAGATCTTGGCCATTGAACGGGCTGATCATCTAGACCAACTTCAATTGATCTTTCCTGACAAGGTAGAAGAACGATGGTCTCAGAAGACTGGTAAGCAATTGAAGTCTAAGATTACTCCGTTTAATCCACAGAGCAATATCCAAGTCTATGAACGTCTTATTGAAAAGTATCCACATGTTCGTAAGATTATTCCAGAAACTGAAAAGGGGAATCCTCAGGTTGATTCGTTGGTACTGGCTGAACTATCTAAGGCTGGGGTCACCGAGGCTGAGCAGATTCTAAAGTATCGAGATAATCTAAAGCTTGAAGGACAACTGAAAGATTGGAACGACAGAGCATCCAAATCTAAGGATGGTCGTATCCACGGTGAAGTAAACACCCAAGGTGCTGGAACAGGACGATGCACTCATGCTAATCCAAACGTGGCTCAAGTGGCCAAGGATAAGCGAATGAGGGCGTTGTGGAATCCCGGCATCAAAGACTATGTACAAGTTGGTTGTGACTTGTCTGGTCTAGAACTGAGAATGCTAGCACATTATATGTATGAATACGACAACGGTGCTTATGCCGATGTTATCTTGAACGGAGATGTTCATACAATGAATCAGAAAGCTGCTGGTCTTGCTACAAGAGACCAAGCTAAGACCTTTATCTATGGCTTCTTGTATGGAGCTGGTGATGCAAAGATTGGCACCATTGTAGGTGGCAGTCGTAAGAAAGGTCAAGAACTAAAAGAAAAGTTCTTGGCTCAGTTACCAGCACTAAAGAAAGTCCTTGATGCCGTTCAATGGTCTTTTCTTGAACGAGGTGAGGTTCAACTTCCTGATGGGAGATGGGTCAAATGTAGATCCGAACATGCAGCTCTAAATACTATGCTCCAAGGCGCCGGTGCCATTGTATCCAAGTATTGGATGGTGGTAGCTAATGCTAGGCTTAAACATCTAGGCAACAAAGTAATTCAAATGGCTTATGTTCATGACGAATTACAATTTGCTGTGCATAAAGATGTAGCCGACAAGGTCTGTAAGATCTTAGAGGCAGCTAGCTTAGAAGCTGGTGAACGTCTTGGAATCAAGATGCCGATTCATTCTGAAGCGTGCATTGGTTCTAACTGGCAGGAAACACACTAATGCCTACTTGGTATTCAATTAGAAACAGACTGGAGGCTGGCGAAGTAAGAGCCAGAAACTCCTTTGAACGATTCTTAACGTCGTTCATCACTTCTTATGGATGCTTGGATGTATGGTATAGATCCGTCGCTTCAGACTCTTCGGAGCTGGAGTGTCGGATCTTTTACATCCAATCAGATGATTCCTATGTAGCTACAGAGACATGGGAACGTACGGGGGAACGCCCTGAGTTCTGGCTTCAGATGAAAGGTACTGCAGCTACAATCAGAGCCACTATTATTTCACTGTTACCTTACATTTCACAACTCCATTCAAAGAAACGACACGGTGAATGGAACTTCGGACCAATAGAACCATTCCTTGGTGAAGGGTCTATTACTGTTGATGTAGGAGGTAACACAATTATTACTGGTAGGTTTGGCGACATTGCTTTGTATAGCAATGGAGTTGAACTTGACTGGGAAGATATTGTATGGGACTTTGATGGATGCGCTACAACAGCAACCTGTCCACCAACAACTTCTGTATGCTTTTCAAACTTAGGCTATCCTATTGAAGATTGTACAGGTACAGTTGGAACATGTGTACGAGGTAGCTGTGGATCGTGGATTGCAACGTATCCTGAAAGCTTAGCTGAGTGCGATGGTACTTGGTATGTTGGGGAAGACCTAACTAGCAAGACTGGTGATTACTGGGATACTGTTTTCAGTTGCCCAGATCCAACAGGAACTTGTGTTACAGGTGATTGTACACTTGGGTTTACAGCATCCTATCCAGTAACAGAAGCAGCTTGTACTGGCGACTGGTTTAAGGGCGTAGATCTTTCTAGCGAAGGTCCAGCTTATTGGGATGAATACTACAACTGCGAAGATCCAATTGGATGCTGTGTAGTAGGAACAACTTGTGACTGGGATTCTATTTCTGTTACCACTGAAAGCGAATGTACTACATTAGGTGGCACATGGACTGAAGGAGTTAAGGGTAAAGAATGTACAATAGCACAATACGAAGAAGACAATAACTGTAACCCAGCTCCTCCGCAAAGTATTTCTTATGTAGTTACTTACTATGTAACTGATGCTCAGTTCTCAGCGCCTTTATTTCCCGGTATTGCAAGTCCTGCAGGACCTGTGTTTGATACTTCTGCATATGAAAACAATTGGTATACACATCCAGCTGTTACACCCGGTTCCCAAGTAACATGGCCTTTAGCACTACAAGCTTCGTCCCCAGATTTTTGTGCAGGTTATACGCTTAATAACTATAGCTATAATAAAACACAAGTAAGTGGTTCGTTAACTTTGATTTACAACTTTAGTTATCTTAGTGGTGATGAAGACGAAGCTGTATACGGTATTGATAGTATTGTAGGACACCCTGGTTTTAATTTAAATGACCAACTCGTAACGTTTAACACCGATGTTTGGTCGGATGATGCCTGTTGTTTTCCTTTTGATTGCTGCACAACAAATCCAACGTATTGCGAAGGTATACACTACTATCAGCACTTGGGTACAATGACTACAATCAACGCTACCTTAAATGGAACACTAACTCGTACTTATAACGCAATTACAGGCAATACTGATTACGCTGGTACAGTAACAGTACGGCCTCAGGATACTAGTCTAAGTAATACTACTATTGAATTTGGCTCTAATGTCTCATACTTTAGTACAGGAATCACAGATAGCCCTTCAAAATGGGTTTCAGCTGGTGCTGCTAGAGATGATTACCCAAAGAAAATTCACATCGGTTCTGTTACAATTCAAAATAATACTGATGTATCTTGGGGAGATAATCTTGTCCCTTATACTTATGAAGCAGGCGCAGACGGTTTATTCTTAGCTGGTGTACAAGCATACCGTCTTACTAATACAATTTTGGAAACAGCATAATGCAAGGACTAGGTGACTTACTTTATTACGTCTTTCATTACACAGGCATTCATTGGTTAGTGCATAAGTTTAGTTACTATACTGGCTTTGAATGTGGATGTAATGCTCGACGTAAGAAACTTAATAAGAGATTTCCTTTTAAATGAAACATAAAATAATTCTTCGTGGTTGGAGGGATATCAACAACGATTGGCGATCTAGATGGCTTCGGTATGGGACTGGCGATGAATTAACTCACTGTACCTTAAGTGTTGGTGACTTAACTCTCCATGTAAATTACAAAGGAAGTAACTGGTATCCGACTCATCGTTTGTTTAATACCTACGATAGCTACTTTGAATTACAAGATGCTATATACATAGGCGAAGTAAAACGACCCGTTTATATCAAACCAGATCCGGGCAGTACATGGCAGGTTATCAAATGGAGATATCTGTTTGGTCCTCGACCTAATTGCTGCACTACGGCGTGTATAGACGCGTTAAGACAAAACGGAGTCGATTGCCCTGAGCTTATAATGCCACATAAACTTATTGATTACTTTGATAATGATTATATTAGGCCTGAGCGGTAAAGCTCGGACAGGAAAATCAAGACTATGTAAAGAATTATACGATGCAGCTGAGCGTTTAGGTTGGGACATTGAAATCAAACCGTTTGCCGGTCCCCTAAAGAAACACGTTGTGGAAACACTAGGGTTTACTAAAGAAAGTAATCCTAGTATGTATCGCAAGTACTGCCAAAAGATTGGCGCTGAAGAACGCAAGAAAGATCCAGATCATTGGGTAAAGCTATGGCATAAAGATATGCTAGAAGAATTCAAGACTGAGATGGAAACAAGCGAGCGTCCTGTTCTGTACTTGGTAGACGATGTGCGATATGCCAACGAGATTAAGACTCTTAATAGACCAGATGTAAATGCAACTATCTTGTTTGTTAAGCACGGTAAACGACAGATTGAAGATCCTGATGGAGCATGGAGACAGCACGAATCAGAAAACTTAGCTAACACTTATGAAAAAAGTCCAGATGAATACTTAAAGAACGAGGTTGGTTATCACTTTGTAGTGCATAACGACAAACCAGAAGAAGAGATTCAAAAGTGGGCTACTAATTTCATTAGTTACTTAGCCGCATCTGATCCGTGCTTATGTGAAACATGTGTTGCAAATTATGAAATGCGAGAACCAAACATAGACAAAATAGATGAGGAGCTAAAAGAGTTTCTCAACGATCTTTTAGGAGAAGAAGATGAAGAAGACGGCGATGCCTGACGTTGCTATTCTAGATGCAGATATCATTGCGTATAAGGCAGCGTGCTGGGCTGAAGCTCATAGTTCTTCTTTGTCGGATATCAAAGATAGACTATCCTTTGATGTTAACTATTGGACTCCTCCGGGTTTGTCTAGACGTATGCTGGCATTTTCTTGTAGTAGGCAGGATAATTATCGTAAAGATTATTGGCCAAGCTACAAAGAGAATCGAACAGGTAAGCCAAGACCTAAGTTCTTAGAGGTCTGTCAAAGGATCCTTCAAGAAACAGAGCAGACCGTTGCCTTGCCTCGCCTTGAGGCAGACGATATTGTAGGCATCGGTATGAGTTCTGGGACTATGGTTGGAGTCAGCCTTGACAAAGATCTTAAGTCTTGCCCTGGTTGGTACTGGAATCCAGAAAAGCTGGACTTCCCTATTTATATTAACGAAATAACAGCTAATCTATGGTTTCATAAGCAATGGCTTATGGGCGATTCAACAGACCACATTCCGGGTATCCCTAAAGTTGGTCCTGTTAAGGCCCAAAAGTTATTGGACTCTGTAACCCACGTTAACTGGACTCCCCTAGTCTTACATGAATACGAAAAACGAGGCTTTGATCTGGACTATTGTCTGGCTCAGGCCCGTTGTGTCCGTATCCTTCGAGATGGAGAGTGGGACAAGGAGGCCAAGGTCCACGTGCCTTGGTCTCCTTGCTGGGGCGTTAACGCCTGAGTCTAAGAGAAACTAAGAACTAAGCTATACTAAGCAAAGGAGAGACACTTGAATAGCTATACTACTAATCATAATGAATATACAAATGAGTCTTCTGTAACAACCGAGAGCCAAGTATTCTACATGCCCTCGATTAAGATCTATACATATCCAGACGCTAAGATGCCAACGGTAAGCACCCAAGGTAGCGGTGGCTTGGATCTATTTGTATATGATTATAAGGTTGAAGATCATCAAACTACCGTCTTTACAGGCGCTCATGTGGAGATTCCCCTTGGGCACGTAGGCTTGGTAATACCTAGGTCTTCGACTGGAACCAAGGGATTCCGTCTCAAGAATACGGTTGGTGTCATTGATGCTGACTACCGAGGCGAGATCCGCCTTGTATGTGATAGATTTGAGAACGAGGAAGATGTAGTAGAGGTGGGAGTAAAGATTGCCCAGCTCGTTATTCTTCCTGTATGTCCATTCCCCGTGGAGCAGGTATCAAGTCTTGAGGATTTAAGTGAAACAGAAAGAGGGGCTAATGGATTCGGTTCAACAGGACTTTGATTATTCAGACGATTGGAGTGAGTTTAGTAAGTTCATCCATCTGAGTAAGTACTCAAGGTGGAATGAAGATAAGAGGCGGCGAGAGACTTGGGGCGAAACAGTAGACCGCTGGTGGGTTTGGCTCAATGAGCAGGCCGCTAAGAACGGCGTTACTGAAGTTCCGTCTTTCGTTAAGGATCTGGTCTATAAGCGAGAGGTCATGCCAAGTATGAGATCTCTAATGACTGCCGGTAAGGCAGCTAACAGAGACAATACTTGCATCTTTAATTGTTCATATCTGGAGTTGGACTCCCCAATTGCATTAGCGGAGCTGCTGTATATTCTTATGAATGGTACAGGAGTTGGCTACAGTGTGGAGAAGCGGGTCGTTGATAAGTGGCCTGCTATTCCAGAGAACATTGAACGCAACGAGGGCCACTACCTTGTAGCCGGAGATAACAAGGCAGGCTGGGCGGACATGGTTAAGCAATTACTTAATTGTTTAATTAATGGAAAGCACCCTACATGGGAACTCCATAACATCCGCCCTGCTGGTGCTAGACTTAAGACCTTCGGAGGGCGCGCATCTGGTCCCGAACCCCTAGAAGATTGTCTTCGGTTTATTACCAAGACAATCTATGGGGCAAGGGGCCGTAAGCTGCGTCCTATTGAAATCCATGACATGGCTTGTGTCATCGCTAATTCAGTCATCGTTGGCGGCGTGAGACGCTCGGCTATGATTAGTCTATCAGATCTTGACGATCATGAGATGGCTAGAGCCAAGTCAGGGAACTGGTGGGAGAACCACTCCTACCGTTCCCTCGCCAATAACAGCGCAGTCTATGAAGAGAAGCCAGCAATGGATGTCTTCATGGAGGAGTGGCTAAATATTTACCGCAGTTATAGTGGTGAAAGAGGTATCTTTTCCCGGCAAGCTGCTCGGCATTGTGCTAATCAGATTAATCGAAACTCGGATCATTACTTTGGTACTAATCCCTGTGGTGAGATTACTCTACGGCCTATGCAGTTCTGTAACTTGTCTGAGGTTGTCTTGCGGCCTAAGGATGGCATCCGTGCGGTGTTTGATAAGGTAGAGGCAGCAACCATTATTGGGTGCATCCAAGCTACCTGCACGCACTTCCCCTATCTTCGAAAGAAGTGGCGGGACAATACCGAAGAGGAGGCGCTGCTTGGCGTCAGCCTTACCGGCATCTGTGACTACGAGCCGTCATACGGAGAGTTGCTTGACTACCGAGAAAAGGCTCATAACGTTGCTGCAGAGTGGAGCACAAAGCTCGGCATTAAGATGCCTGCTGCTATCACTACGGTGAAGCCCAGCGGTACTGTATCGTGCCTTGTTGACTCTAGTTCCGGCATCCATGAGCGATGGTCACAATACTACATCCGGCGTGTCCGCATGGACCGCAAGGATCCTATGTGCCAAATGATGATGGATCAAGGTATCCCCGGCGCTCCATGCGTCAACAATCCTGATAACACCTATGTCTTTGACTTTCCTATTGGAAGCCAAACACCAGTTAAGCATAAGTCGGCCAATGGTCAGCTTCGAACTTGGGGACTGGTAAAGGAAGGATACACTGATCACAATCCAAGTGTTACTATTACTTATCAACCACATGAGTATATGGAACTTGGAGCTGAGCTTTATGGTAATTACTGGGAGATTGCACAAGGACTTTCGTTCTTGCCAAAGTCTGAACACGTATACCAACAGGCTCCTTATGAATCCATTACAGCTGAAGAGTATGAGCAGCTAGCTAAGGCTATGCCTACGATGGACTGGTCTGCTCTCAGTAAATATGAAATGGAAGATAACACTAAGTCCAGTCAAGCATTCGCTTGCACTGGCGGTGCCTGCGAAATCGTAGACACTACTGAAGGTTAACCCCCGTCTGAGAGGGATCCGGCTAACGCTGGGTCTCTCTCTTTTTCTATTTTCGGAGAACACAATGTCATATTTAAACATGGAGGCAATCTTTCAACGCCTCCGGTCAGGTATCGTTATGCTGTCACAAGGTGAACAGCGTACAGTATTAAACTATCTTGTGGATCAAGTACATGAGCTTAGAGAACAAGTTGAAAGCCTTCGTCGATCCGAATCTACCGAAGGTCCTCAAGGAGAGGATAGCGAAGGTAGAGTACGTCGAGGACGAAAGCCCAAGTCTTACCAGGGAGAAACTGGCGAGACGGCAGGGGATGCTTGACACAATTGCCATCTTAGAAGCCATGGTACGTGATCAAGAAAGGAAGAAGTAATGCCTATCTTTATGAACGACCCTACCATGCGAGATGTACAATATCAAGTTGGTAGTTATCGAGATAGTTTTAGTTTAGCAGATTTATTTACTAATAGACTATCATCTCGTATGTCTCAATTTGGTGAAGCAGCTAAGACTAAAACTATGGAACTTACATCTGGGTTTCAAGATTTTGGTTTAAAGGATATTCGAGAAGAGCGTAGAGAAGCGGAAATCGGCAAAGCATCTGCTGAATCCGAAAAGGCTTTAGGCGCGCTTGCTCAAGCTAAACAAAGTCGAGGACCAATTACAAGTTTATCAAAGCTTGTACAAACTCGTCAACAAAAACTACAGAATTTACAGCGTGCTCGTAAATCACTAGAACGTGCTAAAGACATGTACAAAATGACTGGCACTTCCTTTGAATATGATTTAACAGGGTACGATGTAAAAGCCCCAGAAGCTGCAGCATTTGAAACTCAGTTTGATCAAGCTATTGAACAACGTAAACAACAATACGCTGAAATGTATGGCTTTGATTCGTTTGAAGACATGCCTGCAGATTATGCATCCGTTGGTGCTGTCGGGCCTCAAGGTCAATCACAAGAAAGTACAATTGGACAACGTGATATTATGGATATGATCATGTCTGATATGACAGGCATGGATTATTCCGATCTTGTTCGACTTAACACATGGACTCAAGAGGGCTATCAGCATTCAGGTGCTGGTTGGTATCAGCCTTACGCACAACAAGGTTTACAAGATTATACTGGCGATCAAATGGAAGCCCTAAAAACTTTCTATGTTACGTCTAATCTTCAATCTTATGAAGCAGCAAGGAAAACTGCTGAACAAGAAGATCTGTTTAGACAGAAAGCAGCTAAGACTGCTAGAGAACAAACCATTGCTGGTGGCAAGGCTTTAGAGAAGTCAGCTACTAAAAGCATTGGTCAATCTTTAGAAGATGTTCAATTACAAATTAGAGAGCTAGACACAGATTTTATGAATAAACTCGGAGCCTTTACCGAAGGACCTCGTAAGAAAAAAGTACGAAGCGTTTCTTTCGACGAAGGCAGACCACAATGATAGGAGATAACTATGGGTGGTGGTCCTACAATTGCAGGCGGTATGAGTGAAGAACAATACCGTAAACTACAAATGGAAGAACGAGCTTACATGGCGCAACAAGAAGAGCGTCAGATGAAGCTTATGGGTGAAATGGAAGATAAGCGTCTAGCTAGAGAGCAAGCTGAAATTCAAAAGCAAGAACGTGTTCGTGCTAGAGAAGAAGAAGCTCTCGGTGAACTTGAAGCCGGTATCGGTGAAGAGGTCACTGGCCTGAAGACTGCAGAGGAAGAAGAGGACAAGGATATTGTCATGGACTTCTATGGTAGTTTAGCTAAGGGTCAAGACAATAAAGGGAGTAGACCGGAATGAATCTAGCAGGTGAACTTGAAAGCACCATTGCAGATCGTTTTTCGGAACTAGATATCAGACGAAGATCTAAACTAGATCGAGCACGTGAATGTGCTATTCTTACTGTACCAAGTTTAATGCCACCCGAGAACTGGTCTGAGGAGTTTGAACTTCCTCAACCTTATTCTTCTGTTGGATCAAGAGGAGTCACAGCTCTAGCATCTCGTATGCTATCAGCTTTGATTCCTCTTAACGATCTACCATTCTTTACCTTTGCTCTTAAGAGTGGGGTAGAGCCTGAGGTAGAAGTTGGAACTCTCCTTGATTCTTTAGCAATGCAAGTCTATGATAAGATGAAGAGCAAGAACATCCGTGAGGCGTTCTTTCAAGCACTTCAAAGTCTTATTGTAGTTGGTGATATTGCTGTAAAGATCGAGGAAGACTTTACATTTAGGTGCATTAGGTTTGACCACTATGTTGCTATCCGTGACGTAGTAGGGGATCTAGTTGAGTTTATTCATTTAGAATTTATTCCCGATGAAACTCCACTCCCAGCTGACAGTCAAGAGACTTGGGGCTATGGATTGTGGAACCGCAATGGTTTTAAAACTATTTTCTGTCGTTATGTTTTAGACGAAGAAGGTAAATGGCATGGGCGTAAAGAAGACTTTGATGGTAACGTCATTGATGAAGGCGTCTACGAAGTCTTCCCTTATGCCGTGCTTCGATGGAACTCCGTGGTCAGTGAAAACTATGGGCGTTCTAAATGTGAAGAGATCTTTGGTGATCTAAAGACTCTTGAAGCTTATACAGAAAGTCTTATCAATGGAATGGCAGCCGCCTCTACATTCTTCATGTCTGTGTCTCCAACAGGAGTTACAGAACTTACCGATCTCGCAACAGCTCAAAATGGAGAATGGGTTGCTGCTAGACAAGAAGATGTCTATGTTATTTCGCCTGCTCAAACAATCAATCCGCAAATTCAACAGACACAGAACAGTGTAGAGATGATGCGTCGAGAGATTGGCGAAGCCTTCTTAATGAACCGAGGTTCAATTAGAAACGCAGAGCGTGTAACTGCAACAGAAGTACGTATGATTGGTCAGGAATTAGAACAGGTCTTAGGCGGAGCGTTTAGCTCTATTGCTAGAGATCTTCTGGTTCCTGTTATTAAACGTACTATTTACTTAATGGTAGAGGCTGGGGATATTGATCCTCGCCTATCACAAGACTTCTTTGATAGAGACGGTAGACTAACACTAGATATTGTTACTGGTCTACAAGCACTTAGCAGAGATACAGAACTTCAGAAGCTTATGCAGATGGGCGAAATGATTCGTAACCTTCCGCAACAAGCTGTTCAACATTTCCGATTTGATGAATACGGCAAGGCTCTTATTTCAGCTCTTGGGTTTGATCCACGCAATTGGATTAAGTCACAAGGAGATCTTGATGAAGAGCGAGCTAAGATGATGCAAGAGCAAACCCAAGCACAGGTAGCTGGCGCTGCGGGTCAAGGACTTGCTCAAGCTGCTGGTCAAGGTGTTGGCCAAGCGGCACAAGCCATGGCTCCACAGGTCATGGAACAGATCATGACTGGTGGAGGCGCTCCTGTACAAGGAGGGCCGATGGGATGACCTTAAGTAAATCCGCTAAGTACTATAGATCAAACCCTAAAGCGCGTAAAGTTAAAAGCGAATATGATACTAAGTACCATAAGTCTCCATCTCGTCGTAAGTATCGTTCTGAACTTAATCAAGAGAACAGAAAGCGTGGAACCTACGGCAATGGAGACGGTAAAGATGTATCTCATACGCGCAAAGGTACTACTGTATTAGAAACACAATCTAAAAATAGAGCCAGACAAGGATCTGGCGGCAAACGCAAAAGGAAATAATAATGGCAAAGTTTGATTATACTGGAGTTACTGCCGGTATTAGGGATAACGATTGGGAGACTTGGCTTGAAGCTGCTCCCCAAGATGTTGCTGACACTCTCGCTGGCATCGTTGGACTTACTGACGTAGGTACTGATGGCGATTGGGATGTTGTCAACGATTCTAACTATAATGAACTACTAACTCAAACACGTGGTTTTTATAAGAAGGTGAAGTGAAATGAGTGAAGAGAACACTGAACAAGTTACTAACGAGGTATCAGCGACTGCTGCTGCTCCTCAGCCTGGTACTCCTGAGTATGATGCTACTATGGCTGCTCAGGGTACTGTAGCTACTGGTAAGGTTCCTGATAAGTTTAAGAACCCAGATGGTTCTGTAAACATGGATGCCCTTATTAAGTCTTATACATCACTTGAACAAAAGCTTCATCAACCTACAGAGGTCGAAGAGACAGAGCCTACAATTGAAGATGCTGGTCCCGATGCTGTAGTTGATGAGCTTAGAGTTCCAGATGTAGAAAAGGAAGCAGAAGAAACAGTCGAAGCCGCAGCAAAGGTCGGGCTTACACGCGAAGACCTTGGTCACATGACTAATGAGATCATGCGGTCTGGTACTATTTCAGATGAACAGCGAGCATCTCTCAACGATCGAGGGATTGATGATGCTGTTATCGACGCTGTTGTAGAAGGGCAACGTGCTCGTATGCGACAGCAATATTCTGCAGCTGCTGACATTGTTGGCGGCTCAGATCGTCTATCTAAGATTTTTGGATGGGCCGCTCATAATTTAGATGAAATGCAGCGTGCCCAAATCAATGCTGGCCTTGCCAGCAATGCAAGTGAAATCACATTACGTGGCTTAGCTTCTATGTATGATACTGCTGTAGCCAATAAGCCGAAGAGTCAGGAGATGCAAGCTGGGCCTCGTAAACCGGGTCAGTCACCTGCTGGTAGAGAAGTTGTGCAGGGCTTCTCAACAAAGGCAGAGTACTACAAGGCTTATGAGGATCTCACAAAGAATCCTCATGACCAGAAGCTTCGTAATACGATTGAAGAGCGTATGGTGAAAACTGATTGGACAACTATTAGGTGATGCTCTCTAAGGACAGCTAAACCCTAATAGAAGTCAACGGCCCGCAAGGATAACCGTAATTAGAATAAACTATATTAACTTCGCTTGCAAGTTCAAATTATTTTAACATTCAAAACAATTCAATAAGGATTAAAACAAATGGCCTATCCTGATATTACCTGGGATACTGGAAACATGTACGGTCGTACGACCGATCCCTCAACCGGCGCTACCACTGGTGGTGCTAGCGGTACTGATAAGCTTTGGCTTCCTATCTGGAGTGGCGAAGTCATTCGTGCCTACGACCACTACCGTATCTTTGAACCCATGGTTGAGAGCCGCTCTATTGCTAGTGGTCGCGCCATGGAGTTCCCAATCACTGGTACTGTTGCAATGAAGAGTGCATGGAACGCTGGTGAAGAGCTAGTTGGTAACATCGACGATCATGTCTCAAAGACTATTGCTGTTACCCTCGATGCTCGTCCCATCGCTGCTCACTTTGAAATTGACAACATCGACCTTATGATTTCGCAGTGGGAGTTCCGTTCTGAGCTAGCCCGTCAGGCTGGTCAGACCCTCTCCAACGCCCGTGACCTTCAGGTCGGTGCTTACTTAGTTCGCGCTGCTTGCGAGAACCAGATTGCTACCGATCCCCGTCTTAGTGGCGTAGGTACTTCTACCACTTGGAGAAACACTCTTAAAGAGTCACCCCTATTCCACGTCGGTGATGATGGCGCTGCTGGTACAGGCGTTGTTGGTAAGAGTGCTCTTGCAAACCTCGGTCTTGCAGGCGCAACTGCTGCTAACCGTGCAAGCGCAGCTCTTGCACTTCTTGAGTGCATTGAAGAGTTCATGGTCCACCTTCAGGAGATCAACGCTCCTACTGCCGGTGTTTACTGCGCAGTAACCCCACGTGTCTTCCAAGACATTCGTGCTCTAGGCGTTGCTCGTACTAGTGCTGACCTTGCTGGTGGCGCTGGTCGTCCATACTTTGGCGGTGTTGCTGAAGCTGGTGGCCTTGGTGCTGGTCTTTCCGATGGCATGGCTGCTCTTACTGACTCACTAGAGTACATGGGCTGCCGTATTGTTAAGACTAACCATCTCCCCAACTTTGATGCAGGTGCTACAGGCGCAGAGATTGGTGAAGCCCGTTACAACCTAAACTTTGCTAACGACGCTGGAACCTCTGCCGGTAACGGTATCGGTGTTGGTGCCGTTATTTGGCAATCAGGGGCCGTCGCTTCTATCCAGAAGACTGGCCTCAAGGTTGACACCGTTGATGACGTTCGTCGCAACACCGTCTTCACCGTTGCTAGCATCATGGCTGGTACTGGTGTACTTAAGCCAGAGTGTGCCTCAGTTGTTTGTGTCAAGGATCTTGGCACTGACACCAAGGCTCAAGCTCGTACCCTTCTCGGTATGACTGCTGAGTGGGCTGATCTTGCTGGTGGTTCAGGTTACTACGCCTGATAATTAATAGACTGAAAGGAACCTTTGTTATGGTTTTGGTCCTCTCCGAAAGGGGGTGATCCAGTCTCGCCAGCGGTAATCAATGGCGTTAAATCCGCAATACTTGACCGGCTCTTGGGGGAAACCCCAAGGGTCGGCTTTTACATCTTATATAGGAGATTCGACATGGGAGCTTACACAAGACTCCAAGCTGTTAACGAGATGCTCCTCTTTTCTGGTGAAACTCCTGTTGCATCTTTAGATTCATCCTCAGGAGTCGATACCACAATTGCAGAGCAGATTCTAGAACAGAAAACAATTGATGCTCAAGCTAGAGGCATGGCAAATAACCTGACTATCAGGGACTTTACTGCCGATGCTGCTGGTTATGTGTTCCTTCCCTCTAATGTATTGTCAGCTGAAATGTTGACTATGGTCAATGCCGCTCATAAGGATGTTACTTATGCTCGCGTTGTGACCCGAGGATGGGAAACTGGTACACC